GAGAAAGATAGAGTATTTGAGCCGCCAGTGCCTTGAGTAACAATAAGCACATAGGTCGCGCCTGCCTGCGGATTAGTGGGCGTGTTCATGGTTGAGTTGGTTGTAACCGTAAGCGTGGCAACCTGGTTCTGGGATAGATCCCAAGGAATAGTTCCGCTGGTGATGGTCAGCGCAGTGGCCGCAAAATTGTGGGCGCGGGTGTACTGTTGGGCGGTGTTCAGTACTGCCACACGGGTTCCGACCGTGGCCGAGCCAGTGCTGATTGTCACATCGCCTGTAAGGGTGGTTGTGAAATTACCAATCGTCCCGGTGGTGCTGTTAAAAGTTCCAATCGTACCCAGCGTGCTGTTGATTGCGCCAGAGAAAGTGCCGGTTGAGCTATTGAGAAGCCCGCTAAAAGTTCCGCCAGTAATCGTAGCCGTGGATGAAGTTAGCGTCTGGATCGTGCCATTGGTGATATTTGCGCCTGTTGCCGTGGCATTGGTGAACGTAGCAGCAGTCCCAGTGGTCGTACCCAGCGTGGCATTATTGATCGTGCCAGTGGTAATGCTCGCATTGGTGCTGACGGCGCGGTTGCCGGTGGCAGTTCCGTAGGTCAGGTTTGCCGTGAAATTTGCGTCCGTATAGGTACCAACCGTAAGCGCATCGTTGAACAATTCCTGCACCGTAACAGCGCGAGGAGCGTCTGCCGCCGTAAGGTCGGCATCGGCAATCAGAAGTTCGTCCGCAGTGCCAACGCTGGTCAGGTTTGTCTGGTCAGTGATTAAAGCCTGGTAGATATCCAGGCCGTCCACAAGGTTATGAAGCCCGGGCGCAGTAACCGTGCCGTTGGTGGCGAAAGTCTGTGAGCGGTTGAATTTGATGGCCATATTACGCAGTTGTCCTTAATGCAAATGCCGTGATTGTTCCGCCGGTGATAGTTGAAAGCGATGTTGCCGATGCATTGAAAAAATTATATCTGGCCACATCATTTGCAGCCACAGAGAAATTGGCGATTGGATACGAACCTGTAAACGCAAGGTTTGCCGCCCCGATCACAATATCTCCACCAGTAATTCCAGCCATGGAAAATGTCCCGGTTGAATTGGACGTTGCGGTTGTCATGGTTCCAAGGGTTACTGCACCGATGGTTGTAGTGGCATAGGTTGCCGTAACAATGCTCGGGCCAGAGGCACCAATCCTTACCGTTCCAGAGGTTGTCCTGTTTGCTGAAATCGTCCCAAGGGTTGCGGTTCCAGTTGATGCGGTGATGTTTGATCCAAATGTGATTGCACCAAGCTGAAGCGGGATCGTGGCCGTGCTGATCGTGGCCGTTCCAACAGAAAGCGTGCCAATCGTTGCCGTGCCTGTTGAGGCTGTAAGGTTTGAGCCAAATGTGATTGCACCGAGTTGTAGGGGGATTGTGGCGGTGCTTATCGTGGCGGTGCTGATCGTAGCGGTTCCGATTGTTGATGAGTTTACAGATGAAGTTCCAATGCTTTGCGTCCCAACGGAAAGGGTTCCGATGGTGGCCGTGCCGGTGGATGCCGTGAAACTGGTTCCGAATGTTACCGGGCCGGAAAGTGTGGTGTTACTGGAAACCGTGAAAGAACCAGTGCTTTGCACGCCTCCGATGGCGAGAGAAAGAGCTGACGATGTGTTATCTCCGTCGGTAATAACTTCAAACCCTCCATCTGAAGGCAAGCCGCCAAGCCCGAAGGTTTTTAACAACTGCGGGTAACTGGTAGCGATATTCTGTGTGCCTAAAGTGGGCATTTAACCTCCTGAAAAGCGGGACTTGAGAATGTCCCAAGCCAGACTGACTATAGCACCGATGGCACCCGCCACAAGGAGCATCTTGGTTTTTAGGTGTTCCAGGGCCGTCACCCGGTTGGCTAGGTCGCCAAAAGAAGAAAGGCTCTTTTCCAGCATACCCATAAGGGTCAACTGGCGTTCCTCAATTCGGGCCAACCTCTCTGAGTTGAGGGCAAGCCTGTCCCGAATATCGTTGATTTCATCATTACTCACGACCTCTTCCTTCCAGATACTTTAACGCCACGGCAAGATGCACAACGGCGTCCGTCACCTCGTCCCGGTTCCGGCCTTCCTCGACAATCCTTTTGATCGAACGGTTGACGCTCAACAGGTGCTTCACCTTCCCGATGTACTTCGTCTCCTTGACCATCTGGTTGTTTTCCGTGGCAAACTTCAGAGCCTCCTTGAAACAGGCGTATTCCTGCGCCGTCATCAAGAAACGCAAACTCAAATTGGTCAGCCAGATGGCGAGGCGTTTGCACATCTTAGAGATTCTCCGGCACGCTCGGCGGGATGAACTGCACCGCATCGGCCTCGTCGTTGGTCGTGGCGGCGAGGATCAATCCCTTGCACCGCAAATACTCGTTCCGGCAGGCGGCGATGTAGTTCTTGATGGCCTCGCAACGGGCGGGTTCGTAGATGCCAAGGGCGGCGTTTTGCTGGGTGGCGGTGTCGATTCCGCTTTCGTAAAGATGCTTGGTGCAATCCTCTTTGGCGTAGCCAATTCTCTGCTCTTGAGCCTCGGCAAGAGTTCGTTCATCACGAATCTCGATTGTGCCGTCTAGGTGCTTGATGATGTTTTTAAGTTTCATTAGTAGGTCACAATCAAGCTTGGTGTTGGATTTGCGCCAGATGAATTTAATTGATAGTCCAAATCGCTTGTTGCAAGTGTGTTTGGCAATACATTTGAAGAAATAGATGAATTTTTAATAAAAAATCTTTTTCTGGGAACAGAGTTGATAACATCCGATCCAACAATGCTTGTCACAAATATGTTAGCCACGCTTGTACCGTGAGCCTTAATGGCGGCAGTAATGGTTGACGTATTGTAAACACACAACCAAAACAATCCTTTTACTGCGGCTGTAATTGCAGTGGTAACAATCGTTCCTGATGCTGTGCTTGATAAATTTATTGAAGTGGCCTGAGCTATTTTTGTAAGAGGCCATCCAGTTGTTATATCTGCCTGATATACACCAAGGACAAGTGTTGTGTTAACATTTGCTGTATGGTTAATAAAAACAACATTTGAAATTGTGGCACTTCCACTAATTAAATGAGGGCATAGTATTGCTCCCGCAGTATTGCTGAAGCCTCCAGTATCACTCCCTTCTGGTCTTTCGCTCATCAAATATGGAAAATAATACTGAGCCGTTGATTGCGTGAATGGCTTGGACGAAGGAGCAAGCAGGTATTTCTTAAATGTCGCATCTCCAAAAAGTATTCCATCCTGATCCCCAGCCGCCGGAGCAGGAACCAGCCCCGCCGTGCCAGCGACTGAACTTGTCGCTCCGACCATGTTCGATGCGCTCGCCCCGCCACCGCCGAAGAAGCCCATATATTAACCCTGAATCCCGATTATTCTGGCCGTGCCAGTTGATGTGATGGCGGCGATTGCGCCGGTTGGAATGAAAGATCCCTCCCAAGTAATACCCTGCCCGCTGGTCAACTGGATGTCCTCGGTTGCGCTGGCGGTACCATTGGTATCAATAAACACCGTTCCGCTGGTGCATTGCACCAAGAGGTAGTTGCGGTTGGACTTGGCTGCAAACAAGGTTCCGTTGGTCGTGCCAGCTGTCAGCGTCCCGGTGGTTGTGGTTCCCTTTGTGGACTGAATGCCATCGGCAATATCAGCCTGAATGGTGGTAAGCAAAGCCTCAATGTCGGCTAAATTTGCATTAATCGACATGGTTCCGCCTGTAAGCGGACCAAGGCTTTCAATGATCTGATTCCACTGGCGACCCATGACGGGCCTCCTTTAGTCCTTGCGGACGTAGATGGCGAGTTGACCGCCATCAGAGTTGACAACCTGGGCGATATCGCCGTAGATGGTCACACCCTGGCCAATCGTCGCCGTGGTGGTTGCGCCGCTGATCGCCAATGTCGCCGTGGCTTGCGTAAGAGCGGTCACCGCATCGTAGCTTCCAGTGTTCGTGGAAGCCGACGATGCGATGATCGTCCCGGCATCACCAAGGGTGAGTCGAGATAAGAGACGCATTTTAGCTGTGCAGCGCGATGCGGTAGCTCGTGCCGTTGAGGGTCACATTGAGCGAAGCCGGGGCAGTCGCCACGGTGTTAACCGTGCCGCCGCTTGAAGCCGCAGTGAACTCGATCACATTGGTAAAGTTCTGTGAGTCGATACGCACGGCTTTGTTCTTCGCCTTGATCGGACTTCTCTGGAATTCGTTAGCCATTTGATTTAACTCCTTTGCGAAGCCGCCGCACGTTTGATCTGATCTGGCGTGTACCGGCTTTTGAATCTACTGCCAAGCTTTTGTTCCTGGCGGTAGTACCCCTTCATAAGATTTGTTTGATTGACTCCAATCGGATTTTCGAGGGGTTCTCCAACCCCAACCAGAGTCAATTTTTGAGGGACGGTGAATCTTTTAAGGTGACGCGGAACTGAATCCCGCTCATCCACACGCCGTTCCAGTTCGACGACTGATCCATTTCTGGTGTCTTCGTACTGGTAAACAGGCATTAGGAATAGTTCTCCTTGTCGGACTCCTCGGCCATCTTCATCATACGGTCTTCCTCGGACATATCGGATTCGGATGACTTGTCCTCGACTTTGTCCTCTTCCTCCGTCATGGCGTTGTTCACGCGGACGATGGCGATTCCATTGTCGATGGATTCAACCGAGCCTTCAAGTTCCACCATGTCGCCCACTTCGGGTGATGCGTTTTCCTCGCCATCACCAAGTTCGAACATGGAGATGGGAAGTTTTACCATTCCTGATTTCATGGACTTCTCCTTGGTGGAAGGAGCGGGGGAGGTTTTATCCTCCCCCGCCTTCCGGGGACCCATACCAATAATTAGCATGGCTCCCATTTAACTATTACGAGTAGTTGGACTTGCTGAACAACACCCGGAAGAACCGAGGGTCGAGCTGTTTGGCCGCGTAGAACGTCTTGAATGAGCAGACGATACGCTGACCATACGGATCGCTCTTATCGGGAGCGTCGATGATCGTGACCTTCGGGGCGAAGGGCGAACCGGCAGCCGCCACGGAAGTGAGGCTGGGAACGCCAAACGCACCGCCGCCGAGCAACACATTCGCGTAAGCCGCGCCGGTGCTGTTGGTGGCTTCACTCACGCCGGAGGCGGAGGTGTTGAACGTCTGCACGTTGGTCGAGCTGATCACGCTGACACCAAAGAGTTTGCCAACCTCGCCACGGAAAATTTGATCCGGGGCGGAGTAGCTGGAAACCTTCAGCCAATCGTCGTCCTGCTGGAGATCGCGGATAACGGCAGGGTGCGCCACAAGGGCGTAGCCGTCCTTGATCTTGGGAGCGCGGGCGATGAACAGCGAGGTCGCACCGTCCAGAAGGTCGGTGGCCGTGATGCTGGAGTTCGGGGTGGAGTTGGTCGCAAAGGTCGTGCCGTTGGTGCCGTTTTGGGCATAGCGGGCATAGGACTTCGTGGCAACGCCGGTACCAGTGCTGGTGGAAGAATCCTGAACCAACGCACGATGACACAGGGTGTCGGCGTGGAGGGCGGCATCTTCGCCAAGCTGTTTGGTGGCCTGGGCGAGGTGGCTGAACAATTCGGTGGCCAGGAGAACGTCCGTGAGGATGATCTTGGAACCGTACTGAACGAGCGTGGCTTCGACCGAGGAGAGCGTCAGATCGCGCTCGTCACCGCTGGAAGGCGTGGTGCCTTCAGACAGGTTGGCGATTGCGCTGATGCTCGGATCGGAAAAGCGGAAGAAACGAATCGTTTTGTTTCCGCCAGTTTTGGTGGGGTAAGGCACCTTGTTCGCAAACTGCTCCATCTGAAGGAGGGGCAGCGCACGCTCCAGCAATTGCTTGCTGAAGTACGTCTGGAACTGGGCCGTGACTGAACCAGTAGTAACCATTTTAGTTTATATCCTTTTTGCGACTATCAGGCCCGGTCAGCTTCCATCGCCATCTCAAAGAGTTTCTTTTCCTGCTCCTCTAGGGAGAGTTCGTGAAACGCCTTTTGTTTTGCTGGCGCGGACGGCTGGCCGGATGCCGGGGTCGTCGCTTTTCTGAGTTGAGCGATCTCTCGCTCATACTCTTGAACCTTCTTTTCCAAATCGGAAGCGGACTCCGCCTTGAGCCGGATCTTGGCGATGCCCACCGCATCCTTGATCCCCGCAGGGTAGTTACGGAGAATCGCGTGATTCTGGAGCATCTCGGAGACTGCCTTGTAGAGCGAGCTATTGGAATCCTTGAGATCTGGGTTTGCCTCGACCTCATCAAGCAGATTTTTATCCCACGCCGATTTTAACTCGGCCTGGGTTTTCTGCTCGATTTCCTTTCGCTCCTCAATCTCGACTTCTGTGGCTTTCTGTTCAGCGAGTTTTGCAAGATCGTCGCGGCCTTCCTCACGATAGCTCTTTGCCGCCTCCCGGTAATCTTCCGGGCTATACTTTCGACTTCCCGTCTTCGGCGTTTCAGAACTAGGCTGTGAAGCCTCCCGCTGCGCTTTGGCAGATTCGATGGCTTCCCGCTCTGCTTTGAGTCTTGCTTTCTCTGCTCTGACATCTTCCCACTCTTTCTCTAGTCGAGACTTGGCCTTCTCGTATCGGGACGGCTTCTTATCGGAAGCCGATTCCGACTTGGTTTCTGAAGGTTCAGTTGTTAGAGAACTTTTCGCTTCCTTGGATTTCTCCTCGGTTGCGGGTGCTTCACTCGAAGCATCCTGTTTTGTTTCGGCAGTTTCAGCAGGCGCGGGTTTCTGCTCGGTATCTCCGCTGGCCTTTTCGGTTGCTGTCTGTTCGACTTTGGCCTGCTCTTCCTTCTTGGGTTCGGGGCTATAATCCCTACCTTCGTCGGCTGCGGCTGCCATAGCTAACAAATCAACTTCCGTCAGGTTATTTGAATCCGCCATGTTGACCCTTTCTTACACTCAATCGCAGGGGAGTCAGTCCCACGACCAGGTTAGTTGGCTACTGGTTCATCCTCTCCATCCCCGTAGCCAGGAATGGCGGAGTTTAGTTTTTGGGTTGCAAGCGACTCTAGGGTCGCCACACAACCTCTATAACCTTTAGCCCATCCACACGCCTCCGCAAGTCTGTCACCATTTTTCATCACTGCGGAGGCATTGTGGCGCAAAGTAAGATTAAGTAAGATCAGGCTGAGCTTCTTCCCGGTGGGGGTGCCAAGGAACGCCGTCCACGCCTTCTCGTCCTCCTCAAGCCATGCAGGTTCATTTACCCACTGGTGATTACGCAGGAAAGCCAGGATAGCGCGGATGGTTCTCATGGTATCAACGCCCAACTGTCACCTTGGAAAAGAACGGCCTCTTTGTTGAGAAACACCTCGGCCAAAGCCTTCTTGACATCCGCCATACTCCAATCATGGCCAGCCATGACTCCACCGGCTCGTAGCTTCGAAAGCCAGCCCTTGAAGTCCGCCACAACCGCCTCGTAGCGATGGTCGCCGTCCACATACACCAAGTCTAGGCTACCATCTTCAACAAACTCAAGCGCATCCAGACTTTTGCTTTGGCTATAATTCACATTACCAAGCCCCTTCGTATTCTCATGGAACTTGGCCAAAACAAACTTCATTGGGGTCTGCTGGCTTGCGCGGTCATGGATATCGTAGCCATTAAGCCAAGGATCTACCGCCAACACCTCTTTGAAATACTTGGCCAACACAATCGTGCCTTCACCGCTGTAGGCACCGATCTCCACGGCCTTGCCGGTGGCACCCTTCTCGTTGGCCCACTTGCACAGGTTGGCCAAGCCTTCCTGCTGGAAGGCATCTCGCATTACTGGAACTTTCAAGCCGCCAATGGTGCGGGCTGGGCTTGGGCTGTCAAGGCTTGTTCTTGGGCGCGGACTTCCTGTTTGGCGGCATCCCTAAGTTGCTTCTGGATGGCGCGGGAGGTGTTGGGATCAACCTGCTCCAAGGCGGCAAGGTGCTGTTGCAGGTGCGCCATGATCGCCTGCATGGCAACCTGGTCAACCTGCTGCTGACGGGCCTGGGCGGCTTGGTTAAACTGGAACAACACTTGAATGTGCGCCTTGTGGTCGTCGCTGGGCTTGATCTGGACTGGGAAGCCGGTGGCAAGCATGGTCGCGATCTCGGTTGCCTGATCCTCGGCCTCGCTGCCCATTCCGGCTTGCGGATCTTGGTAGAGTCGGCGCACCAGGCTGGGATCGTCCTGCTCGATGACGGACTTGACCAGTTCGCCTTGGTTGACGAATGGATTCCCACTAAACATCTGCATCCTGGCCACAGCTTTCTGAAGCGAGAACTGGCGATTGATAAAATCCAATCCACCCTTCGGCTCAATCGAATACTCCTCATGGATGCCCTCGGGCGGCATCGCACCGGTTTCCTCGGCATAGCGGAACATCAGATCCTTCTTGTTGTACTGGGTGTAAAGCGACCAGCACTGCTTGAAGAGATGCGCCAAGCCCATTCTGAAAATGCGGTTCCGCAGGTCGCCGGAAGCGGCGGCTTGAGCCTGCACGGCGGCAATCTCGGTGGCAGTCTTACGATCACTGATCTGGTACTGCGATCCGGCACCAAAGTCAGGATTGCCCATCCGTTGTTCGGCCAACATCCGCTCCTCCAGCATCAAACGCTGGAAGTCGAATGGAGGTTGGCTGAACTGGACTGGCTTGAGACCCTGCGGAAGGATCTGGCCGGGTTGCATCTTCAGATTCGCCGTGTTGAGCGATATCGGATTCTGTGCCTCGAAAACGGGTCGGTTGGCCAGCTCAACGTAATCGCTCAGGCTATTCTTCAGCTTGTTGAGCAGATTCTCTCCGGGGAGGAGAATTTCTGCGACCCCCCGTGGGCTATACCAACCGCCCCCTGTGACCTCATAGGGGAAATCAACAAAGGGTGGTTCGCCGTGCTTGTACGGCAGAATGAAAGTCTTGCGGATGTCGGTCTTTACCTGGAGCGGACTGTAAGTCTCAACCTTCCATCCATCCTTGCTGGGCGTGTACATTTCCCAAAGGATAATACGGTCGTTTTCAGCTTCCTGAGTAATTCCCTCACGCCGGTAAATCTCGTCCTGAATTTCACTTCGTAGGCCCACCGATTTGGAGGGTTTACCCGAAATGATCTTGATAAGTTCCTCGTCCTGCTTGTAATTGGGATTAGCCTTATAGGAATCGACGGAAATCGAAAGGATGTGGACGATGAAATCAGCATCCCTGAACTCCTTGGTATAGGAAGGGACAATAATATGGAATGGATCAATCGCTTCAAAATCTATCCTTTTCTTGTCTTCGTTCCAGATTACCTTGGCCACACCGCGTCCGTAAAGAAGAATGTTGTCGATCACGCCGACGATCTCCTTCTGGAAGTTTGACTTCTCGCGCATCTGGTAGTCAAACCAACGCTCGGCGGAAATGGTGATGGGGGCAAGCTGTTGGCGCATTGGCACGAAGCTGGAAAGGATGTCGTTGCCGATGGCGGAATTTACGAATGAGGGTTTAAGTTTCTCAATGGCCGTGTCGATCAACTGGACGTGCAGGTCGGCGGCGGTAGGCCAGGGCTTGATCTTGCGGCGCACGCCAAAGTAGCGGGCCTGGTAAAACAGCCGCTGGCGGTTCTCCCAGCTTTCCCGCTGGTTCAACGCCTCAAGGATTCGCTGGTAGTATGTGAAACGTGCTTCGTTGTCGGCCATTATTTTTCCCGCTCCCTGTTCAGTTCAAATGAAAGATCGTTGACATAATGCAAAGCACGTTTTGCCCATGCACGGACGGCAGGATCAGAATTGCGAACAGCGGGATAATTCTCATCCTGCATCAAAGCCTCAACGGCCCCGGTCGTATTCGTCACCGGAGTCTGAGTCGTGGCGCAGCCACCAAGGGCGAGGGCCAAGATCAGAATCAATGGCGTTGCGGTTGTTGCGCCACTCGCCCTCAATGCGGTCAACCCGCTTTTCCCGCCATCCGGGGATGAGGCGAAGGACCGATGCGATGATGTTGAGTATCGCACCGATCACGAAAACTTATTTAATGTGAAGGCCGAGCGTCTTGAGAAAATTGACAACCTTCTCCAACGCCGAATCGTCGGCGGGGGTCGGGGTCAATTTCACAATGATGCGGGCGGCAAGCACGATGCCACCAAGTGCGGCAACGATCTCGGTCCAATTCGAGGTGATCCAGTTCCAGATGTTCATATTAACCTCCTGCGTCGAAGCCAGCCATGACGGGGTCGCTCGACTCCATCAGGGCTTGCAATGACCTCCACGTTGGCTTTTCGACGGGGAAAGTCAAGTCGAACCGAAGATTACCACCATCCAAGCACAGGGCAAGTGCATCGGCCTTATCGGGCGAAGCGAGTCCCCTGGACCTCATTGAGTCCTTGGACTCGACTCCGAGCTTGCCCTTGGAATTGGTGATGGTGCGCCGACAGGTCAGTTGCGCCGTCAGTTCGTCGTCGTCGGGCAGGATGATCTCGGCATCGCCAATCTTCTTGGCCATGCCGTACCACATCTCGGCAGAGCGGTTGGTGTACGCCTCGTTGTCATAAGCACTGGACCCGAAGTTGACCCGGTTGACCTCCCAGCCAGCCTCGGCTAGGGCATCGCACATGACCATGCCAAGACCGCTTGCGTCAGCGTAGATGTTGTCGGCCTGTAGCCCCGCCTTCTTAAACTCTACAATAAACCTACCAACGGCGGCCATCGTATCCCTTTCGCGCCATGATACGAATGACAGCACCTTGTTTCCATCCCTTACGCAAAGTACGTTAGCGTCACCGCCAGCCGCAAAGTCCACACCCGCCACCCTGGTTCCGGGCTTGAAGTCGGGCGGGCTGGTTAGGCACGCCTGAAGCTGGGTCAGGTTAATAACCAGGCTTTCGTTGCCTATGTCAACAAACTCGCCATAGATCATGGAGCGAGTCAGGGGGTGCTTCTCGCCGTATCGCTGGATTACCTCGTCGATCTGGGCTTGGGTGATATGGGGGCAGTCAAACGCCGTTACGGCGTGCTTCTGCCACATACTCGCCTCCTTGGTGAAGGCGCGATAGAACGCACCGCTGCTACCACCGGGGGATGAGGCGATTAGCAGCCGGGTGGGTTGACACCGGCTGATAGCCTCGAATAAAGGATCTGCAACGGTCTTGGCTTCGTCCACGACCATAAGCAAGGGCGCAGTGTCGTGATCCTCGGCGTGCCAGCCTTCCGCACGGCCGGGGTCGGTCGCGGAGTACCCTATAATGCGCGATGTGTTGCCGTTAGGGTGCAGGTAGCGGATCTCGCCAGAAGTGACCTCCCAGGGGCCGCCAAGCTTGGCGATGTGGGAGCGAAGGCTAGGCCAAAGCTGGGACTCGACCTGGCGGAAAACACCTGCGGTAGTGACGGCGATGGAACGCTGGAATGTGAGGGCGTGCCATATCAGAATGGCTGAAATTACGGTCGAAGTCTTGCCGGAACCATTGGCGGCACGCAGTGCCACTCGGCAGTCTCTTGGTTCCAAATCCGCAAGAACCTTTCTTTGCCAATCATAGAGATTGATGCCCAGCACCTTACTTGCGAAAGGCGCAGGGCGAAGCAGGTCTTCGATTATCTCGTCAGGAGCCTTCTGCGCTGCCTTGGGAAGTCTCTTGGGCATGGTCCTCTTTTTGTTTTGTGTCGCAATTATTTAGGGGGGTATTGCGTGTAGAATCGGTGGCGGGGGGCGTGGCATGGGGGGTGTCGTGTAGGGGATACTTTGCTAGGCTTTCTGCCCTTGGCTTGCGTCGTTTCATTTGTTTATGTTTAACTTTAAGCAAATTAGTTGCATCTTGTTGAATATCATTGCTTTTGTTGTTAATACAATAATTTATTGTGCGACATTCGGGTAAACTTGTCGCAGTTGTTTCTATAACTTGTGCCCTTTTTTCCGCTCTCCGGGATGCAAGGCCAGCGAGCAACTGAGCGAAGCCTTG